AGAGGAACCAAGGTAACGGTCTCTCAGGAGAAAAACTATTCCAAGACAACCGTTCCGGGACGAGAAGGAACAATCAAAGAAGTTGTAGGTTTTCATGATTGGCAACTTACGATTGAGTTCGAGTTTGTAAGTAATACCGGAATGCAGTTAGGTGCAATTTCGGAGTTACGAGATATTCTTTCAAAATGGAAAGAAACAGAATGCGTTTCCATTATACACCCTAAAGTAAATGCACTCGGAATTATTTGGATCGTTTTAACACGAATCGAATTTCCTGATGAGGATCGTAGTTTTGAACTTCCAGTCCGCATTGAAGCAATCAGCGACGACGCACTTTTAAACTTGGAGACTCCTCCTAAATGAATGAACGCGTCCATTTTGTTCGTGAAGAGGAAACCCTACAACGCATTACCTCTTTCTACTGGGGAGATTGGACATTGTGGCCTCTTCTTCGAGATTTGAATTCTCATTTGATCCAAAAAATCGGCTTTGATTGGTCTGAAAAATTAAAAGAAGGGATTCCTTTGAAGATTCGTATGGATCTTCTTTCCTCAGATATCGAACACACAGTAATAGAAACGGATTCCTACGAATCCTTAAGTCTCCTTTATTATTTTACGGAACATTTCAGCGAACGAATCCGAAACAACAACGAACGTAAAATCCTACGTTATTTAATCGGTAGTAGGATTACAATTCCAGCACTTGTAGATCGAAGATCATTTCAAGCTGCTAAGGAGAGAGTCAAAACATGATTATGAGACAACGCTTACAAATTGGAAAGATTATTATTCACAAAATTATCGAAGCGGAACTTGTTACCGGTAGAAGAGAACCACATTCTCAGTTAACAATACGGCTTCCAAAAATCAAGGGATTCAATAGAGATTTGATCAAAAAAGACGATATTGTACAATGGTGGGCTTGGTATGAAGGCTATCCCGAAACTTTGGAGTTTGAGGGGAAGGTAGTGAGTATATCTCCAAAAATGCCTCTGGAAATTGTTTGTAGAGATGGGATGTATGATCTTCAACTCAAAACTGTAAATTTCCACATCAATAAAATGACCGTCGCTTCTCTCGTAAATCGTTGTGTAGTAGGAGAAGTGATTTCTAAAATTGATCCCGCAATTGCAAACGAATTAGTAGGTGATGATTTAGCCGCAGGCAGAAGAGTAGCATTTGTTTTACGTCGTCTGGCAAAACAAGGAATCGATGCGTTTTTTCGTCGAGGGATTTTGATTGTCCAAAATCCAACTCGTATTTCCGCTCCCGCTAAAAAGAAAGTCTTTCAATTAGGTCACAACGTCATCAAAGACAATCTATCCACACGAGAAAGTAGACCGGTCAAAGTTAAATTAAGAAGTTATAATATAGATACCGGAAGGATGCAGGAAACTACATATACAGAAAGCGGTGGTGAAGAATTGATTTTTGATCTGGACGGCATTTCCTATTCCGAACTCAAAAAAAGAGCGGAAGAAATCTATCATGAAATTGCGGGAACAGGTCTCGTCGGAGAATTTGAGACCTTCGGAGCTCCTTCGGTACAACATTCGGAAATCATAACATTCAAAGATCCTGATGATGAACTTAGATCGAAGGACATTTTTGTAGATAAAGTAGTTAAAACTTGGTCCGCTAAAAACGCAACCTTTCGACAAGTGATCCACCCGGCTGTAGTCAAGTTTAAGGATGCCGTATGAGCGTTGCTCAGGATATAGTTACTCTCTTTTTTAGTGAGTTTACGATCAATTGGGCAACGATGGCTACAGTCGTTCGCGTCCAGGAGGATCCTGATGATTCCGGGAAACCTGGGCTTCTAACCGCGACAGTCAACGGCGCAAATAAGGAAGATGTTCGCTGGTTTTGGCCTATCAAACCAGCTCCCGGAAGTCGTTGTATTATACTCTTTGGAGACAACAACGTAAGTAGAGCCGTTGCAATCGGCTTCAACAAAATTGCAAAGATCAAAACAAAAGTTGCAGAGCTTTGCGAGATTGAAGTAGACGATCAAGGTTTTAAAATTGATCATTCTCAATTACTTTCTGTCTTCGGTAAACTCGCGGAAGGAAAGCTGACTTTAAAAAACGGTCCCACTTTAGAAGTCGCGTTAGATTCCATTCAGAACAAAATTAACTTTAAAGGAAAGGTGGATATAGGAGACGCAAGCATTTCCGGAGTCGATACCAACGCACTCGAAACTTGGATGAACGGAATCGTTTCCTCTTTACAAGCCCTCTACACCGCAATTCAAACTTCGCCCGTGACGCCTATGGATGGAGGGGCATCTTACAAAGCCGGACTTGCAGGAGCCATTTCTTCAAAACCAATTCCTTCGGTTCCTCCTGCTCTAAAAGTTTCTAATCTCAAGTACGGAAAGACATAAACTTTGGTCTGCTATCTCAAACAAAAAATAGAAGACATAGCGGACATCCATTCCTACGGATTACCTGAATCGCTTGCGGTCTTCTTACTCACAGATAACCTCTATCTGTGGATTTTTTAACCGACGCACTTACATCCGATTTACTACTTGATTCTAAAAACTTTGATTTTGCGGAAAGCGAATCGGAAATAGAAGTCGTGCGTTCGATGGTGATCGAAGCCTTCGACATGACTCCTGCGGACGACATCGATTTCCCCGAAATCTATAGCCGCCAACGTAAGCACCTCTACGAAGATGACGATAGCGGTCCTCAAGAACGCATGAACGACGCATTCCGGATCTTATCTCAATTCCCTCAAATCGATTCCGACACAATTAAGATTTCCGTACTCAAAGAAGGACTTTCTATTTATTTCCGATTAAAAACTGGAGAAGAACTTTCCCTAAATCTTGGAGGGAACTCATGATATTATACACCACAAAATCAAACGTTCAAAGAGAGATTGAGCGCAACGTTTCAAACTCTAAGGTTTTTGAAAGTCATGATTTTACTCGGGACTCAAAAGCCAGTACAATTTTAAGATCTCTTGCAAACGCAATCTATCTATTCATCGATCAAAATCTTGTAGCACTCCAAAAAGCAATTCACTATCATACAGCCGAAGAAGAAGACTTACACGAATGGCTTAAACGTTACGGTCTGGAATGGAAAGAAGCGACTAACGCAAAGCATAGAATCCGAATTGGTTCTAAAACGACCGTTCCTTACGAAGTTCTCATTCCCGTCGGAAAAATCGTAGGAACTGCGGATCACAAGATTCAGTTTCAAATTACACAAGAATCGAAAATTCTTCCTACAACTCCTGTAGATTCAAGAGGGTTTCATACGGTGGAAGTGATTTGCGAAGCTCTTCTTTTTGGTACAAAAGGCAACGTTGCCCAAAACGCAATTTCCGAAATCATCGACTATATCGAAGACTGTGACGTTGTATATAACCCGAATACGGTTCCTGAATTTGTAGCGCGTGATAGGGAAACGATTGCAAGCGTTCGGTCTCGTTTGCAAGAGGCGGAAATCAAATCTTCATCTTTGTGGACTCCAGAATGGTACGTCAGCGAAGCATTAGGATTTTCTTTTGTAGAAAGAGCCATATTTAAAAGTAGCAAGGCGATCGGAATCCCGGGAGTTATAAAACTTCTACTCAAAGGAGCCAGTGGAACAATTTCATCCGCGCAGTTGCAAATCGTAGAAACACATTTTGATAGCGAAGACAAAAATCCTGGAGGAGTTGCAAAAGTTGTCTGCGAAAATATTAATGCAATCGAAATCAATAAGGTTTTTATTATATACTTCGCTTCGGCTGAATCAATTCCGGATTCAATCACACTTGAAAACATCGTGGATACGTTTTTCTTCTCTCTTCGAGACGGTGACGATTTTGTTACTAGCTCCCTTCGCTCCAATCTTTTAAATCTTCCAGACGCGGTTCAGTGTGACGTCAACAACGGGGATAACATTTCTGTTCCCGCCGGTAGTCTTGCGATCAAAGGATCGGGTTTTGATATTACGGCAACGGTATATTCATGAGTCGTTTTCGTTTCGATTTCAATTCTCTGGTTTGGGCAAACTTAAGAAGGTCTATTCGCCAAACTTCTCCCTTACCAGTTTCTATAAACGAGAACGGAACCGGTGGACTTTCCAACAGCCTTTGGTATCGAGTTCTATTTGCGCTTCTGATCGTAATTCAGGAACGACTCAAAAGATCCAACTGGTTATACAAACAAATCTGGGTGGATACAGCAGACGGTAAGGGCCTCGATTGGTGGGGAGCGAGATACGGCTTGTCTCGCGAAATAGGTGAATCGGATAGTTCGTATTATCTCAGAATCTTATTCTTAGCGGAATATCGTCGTCTTCCGCCAACACTTTTTGCTAAAAAGAATCTGATTTCAAGGATCACCGGACTTTCAACGGATCAAATTTCAGTCGAACAAGTTTTTGATTATAAATACAGAATGGGCGATCCGATCGGAACTATCCTTGGATCCCGTGATTATTGTTTTTATGCTTTCCGGATCTACATCCCTTCAATTAACAAAAAATCCCGTCAAAATCTAATCCGTATTTTAGATGCAATCAACATAGGCGGTAACGTTTGGGAAATTTGGGAAGAACTAAATCCTTCCGATCCTCCTCCAACTCTGGAAGACGGACAGACTTGGAAAGGAGCCCGATTGTCCGAAACGTTGTTAGGCGCTGAATTATATTGGTTAGTATATTAGGAGTTTATAATGAGTAATTTAAGAGGTTTAAATTTTCCGGTTAATGGTAAGCCGGTTTTTCAAGGTGATTTTGAAACCGAACACAATCGTATGGAAGACGAGATTATAGAACGTTTTTCCGATCTCGTTTCAGGTGAAGTTTTGTCCGGTGGTGATCTTACTCCTGGCGCAAGTCCAAATACGATAAACCTTACGGAAATTGTAGCGTATGATTCCAAAGGAAGGCGGATCCATGTAGCCGCGCAAAATAACCTTCTCGTAACCAGGCAGAATTTAGATTCATTTGTTGTTTTACGTCACAAGTTTCAAACCGAGACTTCCTCGTATCTCGATTCTACCGGATACGCAAATACATACCGTCAAAACTCGTTCGAGATTTTGTTTAAAGAAACTACGGATTCGGAAGACGTTGTTCTTTTTAAGATTCGTAGTTTAAACGGTGCAATTTCTATTTTAAATGATCTTCGATCTTTGTGTCGTATCAAGTCAGGCAATATCCGTGACAACTCGGTTACGAATTCTAAGTTAGACACGGATATTAAGGTTGGTTCTTTATCTGCGTTAGTCAGTCGTTTTAATAGTTCGATGCGTTCGAGTATTTCAAGCGCGCTCAATGCACTTGAAAGCTGGATCAGTGCGGAGGAAGCCACAAGGCAAAATGATATATTAGGATTAACAAATCTTATCGTTCCATTAGGTGGCATTGTCGAAGATAGTTTAAATATACTATCCTCATCTTATTTTAAAGACGCAAATGCTCAAGTAATTTCCAGAACCACATTTTCCGCACTTTGGAATCTGGTTCGTCGTAATGTTACAGGGATCGTTCCCGCAACGGATCGAATCAGTTGCACAAATCACGGTTGTATCGAGGGACAACTTGTAAAGTTTTCTTTTACAGGAGGCGGGATTGCAGCATTAACAAATTATTATGTTCGTAATCCAACCACCAACGACTTCCAGATTTCTTCTACCTCTACCGGTTCTATTTTAGATCTAACCTCTTCTCAAACAGGAGAAATGATTACAAATATTGAATACGGTTTTGGAGACGGTTCGAGTACATTCAACGTTCCGGACCGTCGCGGAATTTTCCCGCGAGGTGCCGGGATACACGGAACTAGAGCAAAAGCAGCTGGCGGGAATTACGATGGTGGCGCAGTCGGATATGCGGGACAGGATCTGATGTTTGATCATCGTCATAATTTTACATATAACAATCCCTTTGGTCTTATTGGAGGAACTGGATCGTATTGGTTATCTGGCGGTGGTACAAACGCGGGAAACACAAATTTGGTTATACTAGAGCCAATAACCGACGGGATCAATGGGACACCACGAAGGGGGAACGAAACCACCCCTGCATATATTGCCGTAAAATACAAAGTGAGAGTAGCATAATGAATTATATATTAGACAAATTGAATAGACAAGTTGTTTGGATTAACGCAGATTCAAACCAAATGTCAGGTACGAACGCTTGGGCAAATTTTAAACCAAACCAGCATGAAATTGTATATTCACTTCATTATAACCCGCAAGTCGGGGAATTATTTCTTGCGGAAATCAAAGATGGAATTGCGCAAGATTTTGAATCGAGAAAGGTTTATAACAAAATCTCGAAAGAAGAAAGAATTTTACAAAGCTGGGAAGAGCAAATTAATCCGGAAACAGAAACAGATCTCGAACCTCTAAAGAACGAAGATGGTTCTTTGTTGCCATTCCAAATTTATACAGAAACAGATGGCTGGATTATCGATCTTATTCAAAAGAAAGATTCTTTGATTAAACTTGTAGATTCTATATGTGAATCAAAGATTATTGCCGGCTTTGTTTCCAATGCGTTAGATACACCGCACTTTTATGGCAGTGACAGAGACGACCAGCTAAATCTGGTCGGTTTAGTTTCTTTGAATGCTTCTGTTTCGTGCAAATGCACAAATGAAAATGGAATCAAAGACTACAGAAATCATACAGCGAATCAAATCAAACAAGTCCTAAGCGACGGAGCTATTCGGAAGACGTTGCTTTTGCAAAAAGCTGCAAGTTTAGAAGTTTTACTACAATCTATAGAGACAGTTGATGAATTAGATAAAGTTAATATAACTTTGGGCTGGGACTGACGAGGAAAGTTATGATTACCGAAAACGACCTTACGGACAAAGTAATAGCAAAAGATGTTTTAGGATGGGAGTATGACCCAGATATTGGATGGCGTACAAGAGCAAATACTATTGAAAATCGTTTGCCTTCATTCAAAACTGATGCGCGATGGACCGGTTTACTTTGGAGTATAGCGCTCCCCATCATGCAGAAAAACTATATCGGAATTGAAGCCGGCTTTGATAGCATCGAGGTTAATAATTGTTTTTATGATGAGGTTTTTACGTCATCTTCTATCAATTCAGCTCTGGCTCTGATTGTTTTGAATAAGGATGAGTTGTGA